TGTCAGCTTTGAAAGCTGGAGGAAGTGCAAGCAGTGGAGGTAGTCAAGGAGGAAATGTACCAACTGGAGCATCTACACCACCAGCATTTAATGTAGTTGGTCAAAGTGGTACAAATCAATTAGCAGCAGCTATAGGAGGACAATCACAACAACCAGTACAAGCATACGTTGTAGCAAACGATGTAACAACTGCACAAAGTATGGATAGAAATATAATTGATGATGCAAGTTTAGGAGATTAAAATATAAAATAACACTAAAACAATATTATATAAATATGAAGTTAATTGAACTTATTTTAGATGATGATGAAGCAATAGGAGTAGAAGCTATTTCTGTTGTTGAAAATCCAGCAATTGAATCTGATTTTGTTGCACTTAAAACACAAGAAATAAAACTTGCTGAAATAGACAAAGAGAAACGTCTGTTAATGGGTGCTTTACTTATACCAAAGAAACCTATTTACAGAAAGTCTGGAGAAGATGAATACTACATATTCTTTTCTGAAAAGACTGTTGCAAAAGCATCTCAAATGTATTTACAAAATGGTAACCAATCTAATTCAACATTAGAACACAATTCAGAATTACAAGGATTAACACTTGTTGAAAGTTGGATCGTAGAAGATAAACAAAAAGATAAAAGTGCTTTATACAATTTAGATGTACCAGTTGGCACTTGGATGGGTAGTGTAAAAGTAGATAATGATGACGTTTGGAATGACTATGTAAAGACTGGTAAAGTAAAAGGTTTTTCAATAGAGGGTTACTTTGCAGATAAAATGGAAAGACCAAACGAAGAACTAAAAGAACAATTAGCATCATACACAGACTACCCACAAGGAGCAACAAACAATGCTAAAAGAGCATTAGCTTGGGTAGAGAAAAATGGTTGGGGAAGTTGTGGAGAAGCAACTGGAAAGAACAGAGCAAATCAGTTAGCAAAAAGAGAACCAATAAGCAGAGATACAATTGCAAGAATGGCATCATTTAAAAGACATCAACAACATAAAGACGTACCTTATTCAGAAGGGTGTGGTGGTCTTATGTGGGATGCTTGGGGTGGTACTGCTGGTGTTAATTGGGCAATAAGAAAACTTGACGATTTAGAGAAACTAGAAGAACTTAAAAAACTATTATCATAATGAGGGCAGTATATTGTAAATGTAAAAATACTTATTCGATAGATTGCAAGAATAAAGATGATAAAAATTGTAAAACACCTTACTACTGGAAACAAGGCATTGGAAGGATAAGTGCAACAGAAGAAGAAGAATAAACAACTGAAAATACAAAATTAACAAGTAAATTAATTATATAAATATGAGTACAAAGAAAAGAGTTTTTAATAAACTAGCAGAAGAAACAAAAGTTGAGTTGTCTGTACAGAAAGTAGAGTTGAGTTTAATGGATGATGTAGATAAGGCTTTAGATAAAGCAAATTCTAAAAGAAGAAATTTAGAAAAACTTGCTAAAAAAGTATCATCTGATTTTAATGAATTACAATCTGAATATGCAATAGCTCTGCAAATTGCTAAAAAAGGAGAAGCAGCAGCAAAAGAAATAGGTGCAGATGATTTAAGAAAGTTTTTTGGAAATAGAGGAGATGAGGCAAGAGATTATCAAAATGAAGTAGGTAAAGCTGCTAATAAAATATTTTCAGCAGTATCAAGCATATAAGAGCTAAAATACAATAATTAACTAAATATATGAACACAGACAGAACATTATTAAACAAAGCAAGAGTTTTACTTGGATTAGAAGTAAAGCTAGAGCAAATGAAGCTAGATAATGGTGCTATCTTAGAAGCTGAAGTATTTGAGGCTGGTGCAGAAATCTTTGTCGTTGCAGACGAAGAAAGAGTTGCAGTACCAGTTGGAGAGTACGAAGCAGAGGGTAAAACTATTATAGTTTCAGAAGAAGGTATCATTGGAGAAGTGAAAGAAGCAAGTGCTGAAGAAGAAGCACCAGCAGAAACAGAAGCAGAAGAAGTTGAAGAAGAAGAATTATCAACTGAAACTGCATCTCCAAAGAAGATAGTTAAATCAATATCAGAAGAAATGTTCTTCTCAGAGATTGAAAAACTAAGAACTGAGATCAACGAACTAAAATTATCTAAAACAGAAGTTGTTGCAGAGGAAGTAGTTGAGTTATCAGAAGTAAAGGAAGATAAAGTAGAGTTATCTGCTGAAGAAGTTGAAGGAATTACACATACTCCAGAAAACTTATCTGACAAAAAAGAATTAAACCTTTATTCTCAAAAAGGGAATAAGAACACAACAAGAAATAGAATATTTAACAAATTAAACAAATAAAAAATGAGTTTATCAATTACATCAACGTATGCTGGAGAGTTTGCTGGAAAATATGTTTCAGCTGCTTTATTGTCTGGTAATACAATTGCTAACAACTTAATTGAGGTTAAGCCAAACGTAAAATTTAAAGAAGTATTAAAAAGAGTAGATTTATCTGGTGCTATTGCAAATGCATCTTGTGATTTTACAGATGCTGGAACTGTTACTTTAACAGAGAAAATCATTCAACCAAAAGAATTACAAATTAACTCAGAGTTATGTAAAACTCCATTTGTATCAGATTGGGAGGCAGTATCAATGGGTTATTCAGCTCACGATAACTTACCAGCTAACTTTTCTGATTACTTTATCGGGTTAATGTCTGAATCTGTTGCTGAATCAACTGAAAACGATATCTGGAGTGGAAGTGCTGGTGCTGGAACTTTTGATGGTTTTGAAACTTTATTAGCTGCTGATGCTGATTTACCAGCTGCACAAGAAGTTGCTGGAACTACTGTAGATTCTTCAAACGTAGTTGCTCAATTAGGATTAATTGTAGATGCTATTCCAACAAGTGTATATGGTAAAGAAGATTTATACATTTATGTTGCACAAAACATCTTTAGAGCTTACAAAAGAGCTTTAGGAGGTTTCCAAAGTGGAGGTCAAGGAGCAGCTGGTGTTAATGGATTAGGAAACAACCAAGATATAGACATCCAATATTTTGATGGTGTAAAAATCGTAGCTTGTAACGGGCTTTCTGATGATACTGCTATTGCAGCTCAAAAATCTAACTTATTCTTTGGAACTGGACTTTTAGCAGACCACAACGAAGTAAAAGTATTAGATATGGCTGACTTAGATGGATCTAAAAATGTTAGATTCATTATGAGATATACTGCTGGAGTACAATATGCAGTTGTTGAAGATATCGTAACTTACGGAATCACAAACTCTGCTAACTAATATTAGCTTTTAAATAACAATGAGGGTAGGTGGTTAATCTGCTTACCCTTTTTTTAATAACCTTAAAAAATATAACACAAATGGCTTGTTTACTTACATCTGGTAGAGCTTTACCTTGTAAAAGTAGTGTTGGTGGCTTAAAAGCAGTTTATTTCGCAGATTATGGTACGTTGGGAGCAACTACAATAGCATCTGGAGAGATTACTGCAATAAGTGGAACACCAGACTTCTTTAAATTTGATATCAAAGGTAATTCTTCACTAGAAACCACAATTAATAGTTCAAGAGAAAACGGAACTACATTTTACACACAAA